CTATGCTGTTTTAATATCTACGATAACCCAGTCTTTACCACGATCATCATTGTATCGGTCGGTCATTTTTCTGGATTTATGACCTAACAACTTTTGCGTATCCAGACCCTGTTCCCGATATAACCGTTCTGACAGAGATCGCTGCTCATGAAATGTGGGCGCAGTTCCTTGCTCCCATTTTATGCCACATTTTTCCCGGGCCTTTTTAAAAGCCGTTGTCAGAGTATTTGCAGAAACCTGGTCTCCTCTGTTTGCTTGAGAGGTAGTGTGACGGTAATGGACCAGATATTTACTAACAACAGCATCCCTGCACTGAGATATAACTTCACGAAGGGTAATATTCAGAGCATCGCATTTCAGGTTAAGCGGAATAGCAAGTTTTGAACCGGTTTTTTCCTGAGTAATGTGCAACATGTCGTCCCATATATCAGAGAATTTCAAATTGCAGATATCGCCTAAACGTTGTCCAGTAACAAGAGCAAGTAGCATCCCGCATTTTAAATAGGGCTGCCGTCTGCTTACGCTGTCAAATATTGCCTGCCATTCGGGCAGTGATAATCTTTGGCGGTTTACTCGATTTCGCGGTTGTTTTGTTGCCTGCGCTGGGTTAAATCCTGGCGGAACATGTCCGGCGTGTTGTGCTTCTTTGAAGACGTCGATCAACACCATTCTCACGACTTGCGCCATCCTGTTATGACCTTCAGCCTTTACAGCATCAATTATTTCGGCAATATCAAGTGCGGTAATATCCTTGAGGTGTTGCATTCCACAATGCTCACGGAAAAGACGAATGGGTTTGCCTTTTTGCCGATAGGAGTTGGGTCTTAGTTCATTATGTTGCAGCCTGTCCTCCTGGATAGAAATATATTTATCAAGCCATTCTGTCACCGTAATGTCTGAGCGCCTGCCTTTCATTCTTTCCAGACGCTCATTGACGCTTAATATTTGTCGGGTACGTTGTTCAGCAATAATGGTATTTGCTTCAGTAGCAACTTGTTTTGCTTCATTCTCATCAGTTCCTAAGCTATGAAAACGACCGGATAGTGGATGTTTGTATTGCCAATATACCTTTCCGGTTCGCTTATCTAATTTGCAATATAAATTGGGTATAGAGATTTTGTGAGATCGGGGTCTAGCAGCCATCAGCGATTATCCGTTGGAGTTTTGGGTTTGCGTTTATTGGGAGTTGCGGTTCTGCAAGCGTTCCTACAAAACGGGAATTTCGGTCAATCATCCAGTAGCGACCAACTTTTATAGCGGGTGGGGCCATCATTTTCCCTTGCGCGTATTTTTTCAGAACTCGCTCACTTGGTGCTAAGTCCCCAAATTCTTCTTTAGCCCAGTCCTGTAAAGTGATTAGTCGAGACATTTGTCCTCCTCTTAGCTGCTGAGGGAGTTTGTGACCGATATATCTGACATGATATTAAGCTCATGGCAGGTACATCTCTTGACTGGTCATAGAGATAAATTTAATGCTGAGAAATGCAGTATTGAATTTATCAATTTTTCTATTTCCTGCGTATGGCACGTAACTTCTTAATGTGTTCTGCCGTTTCGATCTCTTCTGCTATCCGATCTGCATCAGCTTTATTCACAGGTTCAAAGTCATGATTAAAGCGGAACATGCTGGCGATACATGTTCTGCCTTTTCGGATGTAGTGAACTTTGTTGTGGGTAGAACGCAGGATTCTGCAGGGAGTGCCGTGGTGGTCGACGTACCAGGTGTTAGGAAAAATGATTCTGAACATTTTTACACCTCAGTTGGACGATGTTGAAATTTACTGCTTTGAGGCCATCACAGTCCCCATTGTTTGTTCTTAAGTTCGATCTCCTCCTGGCAACTTGCACAAGTCCGACAACCCTGAACAGCCAGGCGTCTTCGCTCATCTATCGGATCGCCACATTCACAACAATGAGTTGCGGATACAGTCTGGTAGTTCAGACGACGCATTTTTATTGCTGTATTGCGCTGTAATTCTTCGATTTCTGATGCTGAATCAATGATGTCTGCCATCTTTCATTAATCCCTGAATTGTTGGTTAATACGCTTGAGGGTGAATGCGAACAATAAAAAAGGAGCCTGTAGCTCCCTGATGATTTTGCTTTTCATGTTCACCGTTCCTTAAAGACGCCGTTTAACATGCCGATCGCCAGGCTTAAATGAGTCGGTGTGAATCCCATCAGCGTTACCGTTTCGCGGTGCTTCTTCAGTACGCTACGGCAAATGTCATCGACGTTTTTATCCGGAAACTGCTGTCTGGCTTTTTTGATTTCAGAATTAGCCTGACGGGCAATACTGCGAAGGGCGTTTTCTTGCTGAGGTGTCATTGAACAAGTCCCATGTCGGCAAGCATAAGCACACAGAATATGAAGCCCGCTGCCAGAAAAATGCATTCAGTGGTTGTCATACCTGGTCTCTCTCATCTGCTTCTGCTTTCGCCACCATCATTTCCAGCTTTTGTGAAAGGGATGTGGCTAACGTATGAAACTCTTCGTCTGTTTCTGCTGGTATTGGCACAAACCTGACTCCAATTTGAGCAAGGCTATGTGCCATCTCAATGCTCGTTCTTAACTCAACAGGAGATGCTTTGTGCATACAGCCCCTCGTTTATTATTTATCTCCTCAGCCAGCCGCTGGGCTTTCAGTGGATTTTGGATAACAGAAAGGCCGGGAAATACCCAGCCTCGCTTTGTAACGGAGTAGACGAAAGTGATCGCACCTCCCCGGATATTATCGTGAGGATGCTTCATCGCCATTGCTCCCCAAATACAAAACCAATTTCAGCCAGTGCCTCGTCCATTTTTTCGATGAACTCCGGCACCATCTCGTCAAAACTCGCCATGTAATTTTCATCCCGCTCAACCACGACATAATGCAGGCCTTCACGCTTCATTCGTGGGTCATAGTTTGCAAAGTACCAGGCATCTTTTCGCGTCACCCACATGCTGTACTGCACCTGGGCCATGTAAGCCGACTTTATGGCCTCGAAACCACCGAGCCGGAATTTCATGAAATCCCGGGAGGTAAACGGGCATTTCAGTTCAAGGCCGTTGCCGTCACTGCATAAACCATCGGGAGAGCAGGCGGTGCGCATACTTTCGTCGCGATAGATGATCGGGGATTCAGTAACATTCACGCCGGAAGTGAACTCAAAGAGGGCTCTGGCGTCGTTCTCGTACTGTTTTCCCCAGGCCAGCGCCTTAGCGTTAACTTCCGGAGCCACACCGGTGCAAACCTCGGCAAGCAGGGTGTGGAAGTAGGACATTTTCATGTCAGGCCATTTCTTTCCGGAGCGGGGTTTTGCTATCACATTGTGAACTTCTGAAGCGGTGATGACGCCGAGCCGTAATTTGTGCCACGCATCATCCCCCTGTTCGACAGCTCTCACGTCGATCCCGGTACGCTGCAGGATAATGTCCGGTGTCATGCAGCCACCTTCTGTTCAGAGGCTTTCTGTTTCAGGAATCCAAGAGCTTTCATTGCTTCGGCCTGTGTCAGTTCTGACGATGCGCGAATGTCGCGGCGAAATATCTGGGAACAGAGCGGCAATAAGTCGTCATCCCATGTTTTGTCCAGGGCAATCAGCATAGTGTTAATCTCCTGCATGGTTTCATCGTTAACCGGAGTGATGTCGCGTTCCGGCTGACGTTCTGCAGTGTATGCGGTATTTTCGACAATGCGCTCGGCTTCATCCTTGTCATAGATACCAGCAAATCCGAAGGCCAGACGGGCACACTGAATCATGGCTTTATGCCGTAACATCCGTTTGGGATGCGACTGCCACGGCCCCGTGATTTCTCTGCCTTCGCGGGTTTTGAATGGTTCGCGGCGGCATTCATCCATCCACTCGGTAACGCAGATCGGATGATTGCGGTCCTTGCGGTAAATCCGGCATGTGCAGGATTCATTGTCCTGCTCAAAGTCCATACCATCAAACTGCTGGTTTTCATTGATGATGCGGGACCAGCCATCAACGCCCACCACCGGAACGATGCCGTTCTGCTTATCAGGGAAGGCGTAAATTTCTTTCGTCCACGGATTAAGGCCGTACTGGTTGGCGACGATCAACAATGCGATGAACTGCGCATCGCTGGCATCACCTTTAAATGCCGTCTGGCGAAGAGTGGTGATCAGTTCCTGTGGGTCGACAGAATCCATGCCGACACGTTCAGCCAGCTTCCCTGCCAGCGTTGCGAGTGCTGTACTCATCCGTTTTATACCTCTGAATCAATATCAACCTGGTGGCGGGCAATAGTTTCAACCATGTACCGGATGTGTTCTGCCATGCGTTCCTGAAACTCAACATCGTCATCAAACGCACGGGTAATGGCTTTTTTGCTGGCCCCGTGGCGTTGCAAATGATCGATGCATAGCGATTCAAACAGGTGCTGGGGCAGGCCTTTTTCCATGTCGTCTGCCAGTTCTGCCTCTTTCTCTTCACGGGCGATCTGCTGGTAGTGACGCGCCCAGCTCTGAGCCTCAAGACGATCCTGAATGTAATAAGCGTTCATGGCTGAACTCCTGAAAATGGCTGTGAAAATATCGCCCGCGAAATGCCTGGCTGATTAGGAAAACAGGAAAGGGGATTAGTGATTCAGGCCGTTACCGCGTCCGTCGAGAAAAACTTCTACGAGCAAATCACGGGTATAAGTGCGCTCGATGCCGCGATGCAGATAAAGCCGTCCGCGTAAATTAGCTGATGCAGTCCAGGTACCATCTTTGTGTTTGACCAGCATTCCTGGCATGACCGCACCTCGATTAACGGTCTGCGTTCCGTAATGTTGATGAACCATAAAAAACTCCTGCCCGTAAGCTGGGCTGCTGAACATATTGAGACTTCTGCGCGTATTCAGGCGGTGGATGGCCGCCGGTTGTCATAACTAAGTCGCCTCGTTGAAGCGACTGAGGTATGAAGTGTTGAGTTGATTTCAGCTGGTCACACCGACGTTCACGCGTCCGCTTCACCCCTCGCACTCCCCGGAGCCTGCTGAAATTCAAGCTGCGGATCTAAGCGGTCATCGCAACGGTGAATCAGGTGGTTGCCGTATCGTTGTGTTGTTGCGATATGGTGATAATAGCTATTGCTATTGGTGATATCAATACTTATCGCTATTGGCTGATGTGTTTTGATATTAAATGTTTGATAGCAAAAAGAATTAATTTTGTGACTTGCATCGCATAGCGATAACTGAAGCGGGGGTTATGGTGGTTTTTCGAACGGTTTGTGTGATGAGGGGGAGGCAAAAGAAAACCCGGCACGGTGGCCGGGTAGCATCACTATTCGATTTTTTTAACCATGTAGTTACGTCGTGATGTTCCTAATCTTTCATTGTGAATCTCAGAAACGCTTACTACGAGCGATATTCGTTCACCAACTTTATATTTACTTTGAATTTCTCCTAACATATCAATCGGATAAGAAGCCTTTATTTTTCCAAGCTCGCTTGCAATCTCCAATTTCCCGTACATGGATAAAATAGCAAGTTCGCCTGATATATGCTCATCCGGTAGCTGAATGACCTTCGTTAAAGCTAAGCGAGCATTCAGTTTTTTTATATCTTCTGAAGAAATTGACACTTGTCTGGTACCATCACTTAAAGGTCCAATCCAAGTAAGATCAAAGTTAAGACTATATTTTTCGCACTCATTTATGATGTTTTTTAGGTTAGCTGTTGATTGCGAACCAATTTCGGCAATTTTAGCCGTGAATGTTTCTTCATCAATGGATGAGAGTAGTGCAAAAATCTCCTTAACAGCATGACTGGATACTGTTTCGATGAGCTCGCAAGAACCAGTAGAAAAAGTAACACCTAACTTCGTCGAACCTGGACGCAAGTCTGCCAATCTCATGTCTAATGATTTTTTAACATCAATCGGCACACGACTAGAATCTTTCCCAGATCCAAGTCGGTAAACTGCTTTCTGTACAAGGGATGCGAGATTACCTGAAATTACAGATAGAATATCTAACGGAATAGACCCGAAATCGACCAAAACACCTTTTAATCTCAACTCCATGAAATCACGTAAAGGATGTTGGTTATCGATTGCACGTTGTCTCTCTCGGAGATCGCTCAGATGGGAGTCAAGTGATCTAAATATAATGTCATCAGCAAATGATCTCCCCTTATTTTGAGCAAGCAGATCCACATCGCGTTGAATGAACGCAATTCGCTCCTTGAGGGAGTTGAATGTTTTTTCTTCGCTCATAACATTACCCTCACGAGGCCTTTAGGATTCTCCTTCCGATCAAAACCAAACCACCCTCTCCAGTAACTTCGCCTTTCACTATAATCGATTTCTGGATGATTTTCAGGCAGCAAAAGAACGTCAATGCTGTAGTTTTCTTTAATAAAATCTCTATTTAACAATGAGCTAACCAATGGCATCAGCGTGTTTGGCAAAGAGTTTAGGGCCAAATAATCGACGACCACGAGTATATCTATGTCATCAGGTTCAGGTTTCTCTGTAGTGAATGAACCATCGATCCACACTTCAGAGAAACATAGACACTGCTGATTAACAAGTTTAAATTGCTCAATAAGCTGTATAAAATTACAGTATAGCATACTTCTTCTAACGGATTTTGGGAAGGTGTCGACACAAAGAGACTTGATGCCATCACTATCCATATCATGAAATCCTGCTGTAAGAAGAGGTGGGAAGCTAGGCTTTTCCATCCTAAGTCCTTGTTTATGCCATATAGCGTTCTATTTAATATTCTTGAAAAGAGTGTGCCTTAAAAAGCTACAGGCTAATTATTAACCATGCTTCCTGTACGTCTGCGGCATGCTCCCAATAACCTTACCGAAGATGAACACCCGGTTCATCTCGTCTTTCTCGATCGGGTCCCACGGTGAGTAGCTCTTGTTATCAGAGATAACCAGTAGCTTATCTTTCATCATTTGCAGGCGCTTTACATGGGCTGTGTCGTCGTACAGAAACGCATAGATACCATCACCGTCGAAAGATTTAACCGTGATATCAACGAACAGCAGATCACCTGGTTCGATCGTTCCTGACATGCTGTCACCACGCACGTTAATGATGCGGATATTTTCCGCCTTCCTGCCATCGAACATGTGACGAGCATCGTCAAACGAGTACTCAACCGAGCGTAGAACTTCTACAAACTCACGGTTGATTACACCCGGCCCGGCACTGACTTCTATATCAAGAACGTCAATTTTGAAGTATTTGGAATGGCTGACAGCAGGCTTCCCTGATTGTTGACCGTCATTTCTCATCGGGCCTATGCCTGATGAGAGCCATTCTGTTCGAACACCCAATGCATTAGCTATTTCAACAATTTTTGTTGAGCCGCGCGCGTTGCCGCTTGTCAGTCTCCAGATTGTGGGTTGAGCTACGCCAGACGCCTTTGCAAGAGCGCCTTGAGACATTCCAGATTGTTCCATCGCTAGGTTTAAGCGATCAGCAAGAGTTTCTTTTTTCATAAGTTTTAATTTATACGCTTGCGTATTGATGGTCAAAACACGTTTTGCTATTGCTTGGATTAATACGCATTGCTATTATTCATTCATTGCAATACCAGTAGGAATTGATAATGACAAATCAAACCATTCAACTCGCAATCAGTATTACAGGTAGTCAAAAACGACTGGCAGATCTATGCGGTGTAGCCCAACCCACTGTTTGGCGTTGGCTACACGGTGGCGGAATTGATGCCCGCTATGTAATGAAAATTGTCTCAGCCACTGGTGGAAAGATTAAACCAGCAGATATTCGTCCCGACCTCGCACCATTGTTTAACGCGAGTAATTCTGCCGCCTAAACTGCGGCGTTAACTGATAAGGCAATGACTATGCAACCACTTACATACCAACAGACTAGCGGATTTATCCCGACTGCGGTGATAAATCGTTCTCAAATAAAACAGGTGCCAGGCCACGAAAAAATCCGTGATGCCATCCGCGCCTGGTCGGCTGTAGATAATCAGGATGTCGTTGCCGCACTCATTGTGAATGAGTATCGAGCACAGGGCGGCGGCACTATCGATTTTCCTGATGATGTCAGTCGTGCACGCCAGAAGCTGTTCCGCTTTCTCGATAACAAATTCGATTCTGAAAAATACCGAAATAACGTGCGTGAACTGACTCCAGCAATTCTGGCAGTACTACCGCTGAAATATCGCGGCCACCTGGTTGAGCAGGATAGCTTCATGGCTCGGCTGGCTGAAATGGAAAAGGAACTCAGTGAGGCAAAACAGGCTGTCATTCTCAACGCACCACGCCACCAGAAACTGAAGGAGATGAGTGAAGGCATTGTGTCGATGTTTCGTGTGGACCCGGATTTGGCTGATCCACTGATGGCGATGGTCACCACCATGCTGGGGGCAATATGACAGGTTCAGAAATGGCGAAAGCCGGTCTGCGCGAACAGAACCGACTTTCAGGTGCAAATCGTAACACACTCATTGCGGGAGGAATTATGGCAAACACTGCTGAGATATTCAATTTTCCAGTGCCGGATGTGGCACAAAAGGAGCCGCGCGTGGCAGATCTCGATGATGGTTATACGCGCATTGCAAATGAGTTGCTGGAAGCTGTGATGCTGGCCGGATTAACACAGCACCAGCTTCTGGTCTTCCTGGCTGTCATGCGCAAAACATATGGCTTTAATAAAAAACTGGATTGGGTGAGCAACGAGCAACTTTCCGAATTGACCGGGATATTGCCGCACAAGTGTTCTGCTGCAAAAAGCGTTCTGGTAAAGCGTGGGATTCTTATTCAGAGCGGGCGGAATATCGGCATTAATAATGTGGTCAGTGAATGGTCAACATTACCCGAATCAGGTAAGAAAAATAAAGTTTACCTGAAAGAGGTAAATTTACCTGAATCAGGTAAGAAAAGTTTACCCAAATCAGGTAAAGGCGTTTACCCGAATCAGGTAAACACAAAAGACAAACTAACAAAAGACAATATAAAACCTTTTTCGTCCGAGAATTCTGGCGAATCCTCTGACCAACCAGAAAACGATCTTCCTGTGGAGAAGCCAGATGCTGCAATTCAGAGCGGCAGCAGGTGGGGGACAGCAGAAGACCTGACCGCCGCAGAGTGGATGTTTGACATGGTGAAGACCATCGCGCCATCAGCCAGAAAACCGAATTTTGCAGGGTGGGCTAACGATATCCGCCTGATGCGTGAACGTGACGGACGTAACCACCGCGACATGTGCGTGCTGTTCCGCTGGGCATGCCAGGACAACTTTTGGTCTGGTAACGTGCTGAGCCCGGCCAAACTTCGCGACAAGTGGATCCAACTCGAAATCAACCGTAACAAACAACAGGCTGGCGTGACAGCCGGAAAACCAAAACTCGACCTGACAAACACAGACTGGATTTACGGGGTGGATCTATGAAAAACATCGCCGCACAGATGATTAACTTTGACCGTGAGCAGATGCGTCGGATCGCCAACAACATGCCGGAACAGTACGACGAAAAGCCGCAGGTACAGCAGGTAGCGCAGATCATCAACGGTGTATTCAGCCAGTTGCTGGCAACTTTCCCTGCGAGCCTGGCTAACCGTGACCAGAACGAACTGAACGAAATTCGCCGCCAGTGGGTTCTGGCTTTCCGGGAAAACGGGATCACCACAATGGAACAGGTTAACGCTGGAATGCGCGTAGCCCGTCGGCAGAATCGACCATTCCTGCCATCACCCGGGCAGTTTGTCGCCTGGTGCCGGGAAGAAGCATCCGTTACCGCCGGGCTGCCAAACGCCAGCGAGCTGGTTGATATGGTTTACGAGTATTGCCGGAAGCGCGGGCTGTATCCGGATGCAGAGTCTTATCCGTGGAAATCAAACGCGCACTACTGGCTGGTTACCAACCTGTATCAGAACATGCGGGCTAATGCGTTGACTGACTCGGAATTACGGCGCAAGGCTGCCGATGAACTTGCCCATATGACTGCGAGAATTAACCGTGGTGAGGCTATACCTGAACCAGTAAAACAACTTCCTGTCATGGGCGGTAGACCTCTAAATCGTGCACAGGCTCTGGCGAAGATCGCAGAAATCAAAGCTAAGTTCGGACTGAAAGGAGCAAGTGTATGACGGGCAAAGAGGCAATTATTCATTACCTGGGGACGCATAATAGCTTCTGTGCGCCGGACGTTGCCGCGCTAACAGGCGCAACAGTAACCAGCATAAATCAGGCCGCGGCTAAAATGGCACGGGCAGGTCTTCTGGTTATCGAAGGTAAGGTCTGGTGAACGGTGTATTACCGGTTCGCTACCAGAGAAGAACGGGAAGGAAAGGTGAGCACGAATCTGATTTTTAAGGAGTGTCGCCAGAGTGCCGCGATGAAACGGGTATTGAGGGTATATAAAAGAACATCAATGGGTACACAATGATGAAACAGGTGAGTTGAGTTCAAACTGTAGTACAATTCTCTCCAGTTTGAACAGGAAAGAATATGTTATGAACCCTTATATTTATCTTGGTGGTGCAATACTTGCAGAGGTCATTGGTACAACCTTAATGAAGTTTTCAGAAGGTTTTACACGGTTATGGCCATCTGTTGGTACAATTATTTGTTATTGTGCATCATTCTGGTTATTAGCTCAGACGCTGGCTTATATTCCTACAGGGATTGCTTATGCTATCTGGTCAGGAGTCGGTATTGTCCTGATTAGCTTACTATCATGGGGGTTTTTCGGCCAACGGCTGGACCTGCCAGCCGTTATAGGCATGATGTTGATTTGTGCCGGTGTGTTGGTTATTAATTTATTGTCACGAAGCACACCACATTAAAAATAATTTCTTTTAAAAGACTGAAATATGGCGGTTCATATCTTTACATGGGCCGCTTTTGTTAATGTTTTTAGTTTTTGTGTATTCTTTTGTGCCTTCAAGATTATTGCGTAAGCAAATTGCAATACGATTATTGTTGTATATTCAAAAGAATGTGATCGTAATTGTCTTTTTAAATAAAAATTAAACAAAAATTATATCTCACCACTAAGGTTTATAAAAGCATACGTTAGCAGGTGTCACCATGAAAAAAGCCATAGCATATATGCGATTTTCATCACCAGGTCAGATGTCTGGCGACTCATTAAACCGACAGAGAAGACTTATTGCTGAATGGTTAAAGGTAAATAGTGATTATTATCTTGATACCATAACATATGAAGATTTAGGATTAAGTGCATTCAAAGGAAAGCATGCACAATCAGGAGCTTTTTCGGAATTTTTAGATGCTATAGAGCATGGTTATATATTGCCAGGAACTACATTGCTAGTTGAAAGTCTGGACAGACTTTCAAGAGAAAAAGTCGGTGAAGCGATTGAGCGTCTGAAATTGATTTTGAATCACGGTATTGATGTTATAACTCTTTGCGATAATACAGTCTATAATATTGACTCTTTGAATGATCCATATTCATTAATAAAAGCCATACTTATAGCACAAAGGGCAAATGAAGAAAGCGAGATAAAGTCAAGTCGGGTTAAATTATCATGGAAGAAAAAACGGCAGGATGCACTGGAGTCAGGCACGATTATGACGGCGTCTTGTCCGAGATGGCTCTCATTGGATGACAAAAGAACAGCTTTTATTCCAGACCCCGACAGGGTGAAAACGATTGAGCTAATTTTTAAACTCAGGATGGAAAGGCGATCATTGAATGCAATAGCCAAGTATTTAAATGATCATGCTGTAAAAAATTTCTCAGGAAAAGAAAGTGCATGGGGGCCTTCTGTAATTGAAAAATTATTAGCGAATAAAGCTCTGATAGGTATATGCGTACCTTCATATCGTGCAAGAGGTAAAGGAATAAGTGAAATCGCTGGCTATTATCCCAGAGTCATATCAGATGATTTGTTTTACGCTGTGCAGGAAATTCGGTTGGCACCTTTTGGTATTAGCAATAGTAGCAAAAATCCTATGTTGATAAATCTACTTCGAACAGTTATGAAGTGCGAGGCTTGTGGTAATACCATGATTGTTCATGCGGTATCTGGAAGTTTGCATGGCTATTATGTTTGTCCGATGAGAAGACTGCATCGATGTGGCAGGCCATCAATAAAGAGAGATTTGGTTGATTATAATATCATTAATGAGTTGCTTTTTAATTGTAGTAAAATCCAACCAGTTGAAAACAAGAAAGATGCTAATGAAACTTTAGAGTTGAAAATTATTGAGCTCCATATGAAAATTAATAATTTAATTGCTGCATTATCTGTTGCGCCTGAAGTTACCGCTATAGCAGAAAAAATCAGAGTATTAGATAAGGAATTACGAAGGGCTTCTGTATCATTAAAAACTTTGAAGAGTAAAGCGGTGAGCTCACTTGGTGATTTTCATGCTATTGACTTAACCAGTAAAAATGGGCGAGAGCTATGTCGTACACTTGCCTATAAAACATTCGAAAAAATCATAATCAATACAGATAATAAAACCTGTGATATCTATTTTATGAATGGCATTGTTTTTAAACACTATCCTTTAATGAAAACAATATCCGCCCAGCAGGCGATAAGTACTCTCAAATATATGGTTGATGGTGAGGTTTATTTTTGAGTAATAATCACTTTTTCAACCGTGCTATAGTAAGAAAGTTAGGTAAGTACAATAAAATTATCTATCCTGAACGAAGCGTCCTGAGCTATGGTTTTACTATAGGGACTGCCAATGGATGCTGGCGTTCTCGTTCTAGCAGTTCAACAATCCCCAATCACAAAACAATTCACTGATAACGAACTTTGCACACTCGCCTGGTTATGGCGAGCAGGGAATGTGATGTTAATTGCCTACCAGAACGTTACTCATCTTCTTCAGGATGCGGAGCATGGTGAAGCTGGTCACTTCACTTCCATCGAGCAAGAATATCCCCAGATACTCAACAGAGCGCGAGCAATCCTCGTCCGAGAAACGGCACATGTAAAACTTCAGCCGTGGCAGGATGATAAGTGGAGTCGAGTATTGCCGCATTTACCTCAGAATCTGTTTCAATAAAGGCACTAGTTAGTAAGGCTTCCGTCATTCTGCGATGACGGAAGTGCGGGCTGCGTACGGGAGAGCAATTGCATGAATAATATAAATATTCCGCTCACTCCATATAGCGATTTCTGATACAAACTTATCTATTGTGGTAAAATTATAGAAACAAACTTATAGCGTACTAACCATATGGACAATATTAATAAACACGGGCTCTCAAGAAGAATACCTGAGACAATAAAACGTCAGATAAGGCAAAGGTGCGGCTTTGGCTGTGTAATTTGTGGATTTGGATTTTATGATTATGAGCATTTTAAACCTGACTTCGTTGATGCCAAAGTACATGATCCGAATGGAATGACACTTCTTTGCTCCCAATGCAATCAAAAAAGAGCTCGTGGTAGACTTTCAGCACAGACAGTGGAAATAGCTGACAGAAATCCCAAGTGCTTACAGGCTGGTTTTGCAAATGAAATGTTTGATTTTCATAATGAGCCTATAACAGTAAAATTTGCAGGAGTGACGTTTCATAACTGTCAAAATTTGATTGTAGTCAACGAACAACCCATTCTTTCTGTGAAACCTTCACCCATACCACATGGACCGATGCTTTTATCAGGAATTTTCTGTAATTCTATTGGTAAGGAGACTTTACTGATAGATGAAAATGAATGGAAAGCTAAATCAGACAATTGGGATGTGGAGTGTACCGGCCCGCGTATAACAATACGACGTGGGCCAGGAGAGTTTGCCCTCGTTCTAAAAATGGAACCTCCAACAGGATTGATTGTTGAGCGTCTTGATATGTTGTATGAAGGGGTCAGGATGAAAGGAGATAAAGATCTGCTGGAAGTTTCGATTAATGGAGGTCCCTTGCACAGATGGCAATCATGCTCAATGTCAAATTGCCATACAGGGCTTGCGATTCAGGGCGGTATTAGAGCTGCTAATGATCCTTTGTATTGCGCCTAAATCCACTAAATTGATTTTCAACAATCAACTTGCCATAATTAAGTCACCGGAGTTTGAACTCCTCCGGTGACTTCTGCGCTAAACGGGGACGTTTATGCGCACATACAATCCAACCTCTCTTCTCCATTCACAGATGCAGAAATGCACCTGCGATATTTTGCATCCAGCGTTTGATCTCTGCGGAGGTGAAGCGTGAACCTCCCACAAGATGGTATCAAATTGCATCGCGGTAACTTCACCGCTATCGGTCGGCAGATCCAGCCTTATCTGGAGGACGGCAAATGCTTTCGCATGGTGCTTAAACCGTGGCGCGAGAGACGCAGTCTTTCCCAGAATGCACTCAGCCACATGTGGTACAGCGAAATCAGTGAATACCTCATCAGCAAGGGTAAAACGTTCGCCACTCCAGCTTGGGTAAAAGATGCTCTCAAACACACATATCTCGGTTATGAAACCAAAGACCTGGTTGATGTCGTAACCGGTGATATCACCACTATCCAGTCGTTACGCCATACCTCCGATCTTGATACCGGAGAGATGTATGTCTTCCTGTGTAAGGTTGAAGCCTGGGCGATGAATATTGGCTGCCACCTGACTATTCCGCAGAGCTGCGAGTTCCAGCTGCTGCGTGATAAGCAGGAGGCGTAATGGCTACACCGCTTATTCGTGTCATGAACGGACACATCTACAAAGTACCAAATCGTCGTAAGCGTAAGCCTGAGCTGAAACCATCCGAAATACCAACACTGCTCGGATATACCGCCAGCCTGGTTGATAAAAAATGGTTGCGACTGGCAGCAAGGAGGAATCATGGCTGATTTGAGAAAAGCAGCGCGTGGTCGGGAATGCCAGGTAAGAATCCCTGGCGTATGTAATGGCAATCCTGAAACGTCAGTACTGGCACATATCCGGCTGGCTGGATTGTGCGGTACCGGTATCAAACCGCCAGACCTGATTGCCACCATTGCATGTTCTGCCTGCCACGACGAAATCGACCGTCGCACGCATTTTGTTGACGCTGGATATGCAAAAGAATGTGCGCTGGAAGGTATGGCGAGAACACAGGTTATCTGGCTGAAAGAGGGGGTAATTAAGGCGTGAATACTTACAGCATCACATTACCCTGGCCTCCGAGCAATAATCGCTATTACCGCCATAATCGCGGGCGCACGCACATCAGCGCAGAGGGGCAGGCATACCGCGATAACGTCGCCCGAATCATCAAAGGCTCCATGCTGGATATCGGCCTGGCTATGCCAGTGAAAATCCGTATTGAGTGCCACATGCCGGATCGCCGTCGCCGTGACCTGGATAATCTGCAAAAAGCCGCTTTTGACGCACTCACCAAAGCAGGTTTCTGGCTGGATGATGCTCAGGTCGTTGATTACCGCATTGTGAAGATGCCTGTTACCAAAGGTGGGAGGCTGGAACTGACCATCACCGAAATGGGGAATGAATGATGTTTGAGTTTTATATGGCAGAACTTCTTCGCCACCGCTGGGGGCGTCTGCGCTTATATCGTTTCCCCGGTTCTGTTTTGACCGATTACCGAATACTGAAGAATTACGCCAAAACCCTGACAGGAGCAGGAGTATGAAGTCAGAGATAACAATCAACTAATACTGTTTTGTTGATTTTTGCTTGTAATTGGCGTTCTGGTCTGATTTTTGTGGAGTAAGTTGATGCGTGATATTCAGATGGTTCTTGAGCGTTGGGGAGCGTGGGCGGCTAATAATCATGAAGATGTGACCTGGTCGTCCATTGCCGCCGGTTTTAAGGGATTAATTCCTTCAAAAGTAAAATCTCGCCCACAATGTTGTGACGATGACGCGATGATCATTTGCGGGTGCATGGCCCGTCTGAAAAAGAACAACAGCGATTTGCATGATTTATTGGTGGACTATTATGTCGGCGGCATGACTTTTATGGCGCTTGCACGTAAGCATGGGCGATCTGATTGTTGGGTTGGCAGGATGCTCCAGAAAGCTGAGGGCGTAGTGGAGGGTATGCTGATGGTGTTGGATCTCCGATTGGAGATGGATGCTGATTGTTCGAAATAATTAAAGGAAAAGTTGCTGTCTGATTGTCATTAGTCTAACATTTTAAATGTTGGAATCGCAACGTAGTTATTATCATATAACAGCTTGTTTCCTGATTTAGCCAGCCTCCCCAAAGGCTGGTTTTTTCTAATAAGTATCATTTCGGGTAGGGATT